TTTGTAAATTCGATGAGAGATTTGTTTCATGAGGATGTGACCAACGATTTTATTTTCGATGTTTTTGTCAGGATGTTTTTATCTCCACAACACACATTTATGATTCTTACTAAACGGCCAGATAAAATGGTTAAATGGTTTAATCATTGTTCAAATGGTGGTTTCTCGACACAAGAAATTATAAGAGGTCGGATTAATCAATTTCTTGGAAAACATCCCGCAGATAAAGTCCAGGGATTTCAATGGCCTCTTCCAAACGTGTGGCTGGGCGTCAGTGTGGAAGATCAGATATCGGCGGATCAACGGATCCCGGTATTATTGGAAACACCGGCGGCGGTTCGATTTGTGAGCTGTGAGCCATTGCTAGAATCGGTAAACTTGGATATAGGCGATTGCTGGGTTTGCGGAGGATGCGGAGAAACTCCGGGACATCCTTTTCAGGTTGATGGCATGGATATTTGTTACAAATGCGGGGGGTCGGGGCGATCAGATTATAAGATCGATTGGGTGATCTGCGGTGGAGAGAGCGGACCAAATGCCAGACCGATGCATCCGGATTGGGCACGGTCGCTGAGGGATCAGTGTCAGCGTGAAGGTGTGCCGTTTTTTTTCAAGCAATGGGGAGAATGGCTGTGGGTTCATCCAGAACGCAACTTATACCAATTTTCGTCGCCTGAACATAAAATTGCAAATATCGATGGTCAACGGTTTTACAAAGTCGGTAAGAGGAAAGCTGGTCGTTTGTTGGATGGAATAGAGTGGAATGAATATCCGGAGGTGATGTGATGGAATGGAAAGTTAAGTTAAATAACAAGAGTATTTCTGTTGTAGATGAAAAAGGTCGTGTGATTTGTAACCTGGATTATCCGGGGTATGTTTCCAGTGATGTGGCTGATTTGGCTGCGTTAATTTCGAGGGCGCCTGAGATTATTAAGATGGAGAAATTCCATCCACGGGCGGTTAAGTTGATGCAGAAATGTAAGCCGTTTGTGGTGGTGGCTGAGGATGAGGTTTATTTCCCGGCGGTGTACAGGATGATCCGGGAGGATGAGATCTGTAAGGGGCGCTGGACGATGGACGATCAGTGGGCGTTTGAGCAGGCGCTGGCAAAACACGAGCTGCGGGAACAGGATTGTGATGCCGCTGCCAGCCGGTGAAGTTCTGGAGAATGAGCTGACCGCTTATGGCCTGCACCGTTTCCATGTTGCATCCGGGGAAGCGCTGGACAAGGCGGCCTGGATGGCGACCATCCCCTGGTACGCCAGGCAGCACGGCGACCCGGTTTTTGTGCGGGAATGGAGCGAGGATTTGCTGGGTATTTACCATCTGGAATTGTGCTGGAAGGCGCGGGACATGTTTGATGTCAATAAGAAGCTTGGTGGGCGCTATGAACCGGCGCTGTTATGGTGGATCGGGAAGGCTGCCAGGCTGAGGGATACGATCCCTGAGGCAATCGAGGCTTATCTGGGGTATTCCGGCCAGATCCCGGTTTATTTGTGGCTGCGCAGTAAAAACGGCGCGCCGGATGCATACCGGGATGAGGTCACGGATATCACGGTTGAGATTGTGACAGCAGACTGGGTGCCCGACAAATTTTTATTATTATCGAGAGTACTGAGGAAAGGCGGAGAAATTGGACAAATTGGTTAATCTGGTGAAGCAAGTTGATTTTGTGGATGGCAGGCTGGAAGTTGTAATGGATATGAATGGTACGAATGTAAATTTATCCATGGCATTGCCGGTGGATGTGATGCGAAAGATTGCGGACCATACCGCCAGAACCGGCGATGTATCCGGACGAAAATGATCTGGCCAATACCACTATTTTCAGCGATGGGATCCGAAATGGAGTTACCGGCAGATATCGCAATAATTGACGATGTCGGACCGACAGCTGACACCGCCATTACCAGCGATGCAAGATCTACTGCAGTAATGTAAGAAATAACGTTCCTTCTGAGGAGTAAATATGAAAACAAATCTTAAGAATCTCTTTTCGAAAATAAAAATTGGTAAGCAAACAGCAACCTGGTTACAATTCAACGATGGGTCTCTGATAAACACGGGAAAAATTGAGTTCGTCAAGCTGATTGAAGAAAATGGATCTTTCCGGGTACGGCTTTGTTTTACCGAGGAATATGGAGAATATGTTGAAGTCCATTGGGGAACAAAGAAATCGGCATCCGAAGTCTTTGAAAAAATAGCGGATTTGCTGAACGCTCAGAAATTGTATTAATAATTGTTATTACGTTGTGTTATCAACGTGTTGACAAATATGCAAAAACACATATAATCTTAAGTGAGCAACCAACTCCCCGGCGAATTTCTTTTTTAAAGAGCCGCAGCACAATTTCATACATCTTGTGAACAAAGTCCCGTTATGGAAAAAGAATCGTCAGAGTTGGTTGCTCCGCGGTCACTGTCCATAACGGGACTTTGGATTTTATAGAAAAGGAGCAACCAAATGAAAGACCAGATAGAAAATCAAGGAATGGCAAAACCCAGGGAATACACACAATACCCGGCACCGTTCCTGGGAGCGCTGGCTGAATTAACCCAGCATTATTTATACGAGCGGCTAAAGAACGATGCGCTGGCAACAAAACTGCTGGACTCTTCCATCCTGTTGGAGATGGCCTATCAGCAAAGCAAGTTTAATAATCCGGAAGACAGGGAAGGGATCCACAGAATCACGACGGACATGGTATTGGAAGCGACCAATGTGATCATGGAAGCCGGTGGAACTTTTCCCGGATGGGAAAACAGATGGTAAAAAGCAGGTAAGTAATTGCCCTGGAATGAAGGTTCCGGGGCTTTTTTATTTAACCTTAAAAAATTAATAGTTGCATTTTACCTTGAAAAATGTTATAATTCAGTTATTGAATATACAATATCTTGAATAAATTATTCAATAAATATAAATTCAACAAATGAATATTGAACTTTCAACAATTTATAAAATCCCCGGTGTTAGGGGATATATGATGGCAGAGAGCGCTAAAAGGCCTGTTGGGAAACAGTAATGGAGGCGCTCTCCTGATTCAAACAAACAATGGTTAAACAGGAGGTTTTTTGATGGATCTGACAATATTTTTCGAGGTAATTCTGGCGGTAGGCGGCAGCCTGGGTGTGATGTTGGGTATCATTTTTGTACTGGGTTTGCTGGTACAGACGGTGACTGAGTTCCTGTTCGGAAAAATCGAAGGGATTCTGACGTCGATATTCCCCAAGCTGCTAATTATTTTCAGTAAAACCAGTTTCAGGACCGGACTGATTGCCTTGTTTTCGGTTGGTCTTGGATTTTGGGCCGCATTTTTATATCAACTCGATCTGGTGTATCTGATCGGGGCGCTGTTTGCATCACTGACGGCTGTTGATCCTGTAATCCAGACAACCATACTGGGATTATCGATCACCGCCGTCGTGATTGGCATGGGCGCCAGTTATATCAATGATCTGATTGTCAAACCATTACTGTCTCATTTCAAACCGAAGGTCGGTGATGGTCCAACTCATGCCGGATGAACCAACCATGACAGGCGATGAGGTGACCGGGTTGCAAAAACAGATTGATGGATTGGGGGGCGTCGTTGAAAAAGGATTTGCCGAGCTTAAAAATATGATGACCCGATTTGATGATCGGGTTCGTGGCGTTGAAAACAAGGAAGCTGCGTGCAGTCCGCTGATTAACCAACGGGTAAATAACCTGGAAAAAGATGTTAAGGAAAATGAAAACAAAATCAGCGCTTTGGCGGAAATTGTTCGGGGTTTACAGCTGACAAATAAAATACTGGGATGGTTGTTGGCCGTTACCACGACGACCGGAACAGCCCTGATTATTACGTTAATAACCAAGATAGTAGGTGAATGATGTTAAGTGGAAAAGGGATGTTTATCTGGATGATCCGTTTTACGCTAAATGGCGATGTGAAAGCGATTGCGGACAGGCTGGAAGCGGCCGGGATGACTCATGTCTGGATCAAAGTGGCAGATGGTGCCGGTCGTTACAATATTAATCCCCAGGGCGTTGACCTTGTACCAGGTTTGATTGCAGAGCTGCGGATGCGCGGGATTGCATGCTGGGGCTGGCAGTATGTTTACGGCAAATATCCGGATGCTGAGGCAGCGATGGCGATCCGTCGGATCCGGGAACTGGACCTGGACGGTTTTGTGGTTAATGCAGAAGTTGAATACAAGTCTGCCGGTGCCGCTGGAGCCCGGAAATATATGGGATTAGTACGCGGAGCATTCCCGAATTTATCGATCGGATTATCCTCCTATCGTTTCCCGTCGGTCCATCCGGAATTTCCGTTTGATGCTTTCCTGGAGTTGTGCGATTTTATCGCTCCACAGGTTTACTGGGTGGGTGCGCACAATGCCGGTGAACAGCTGAGACGCTGCTTAACCGAATACCGGACCCTGATTGACACCCAGCGACCGGTCTTCCCGACCGGATCAGCCTACAAGGAAAACGTAAAAATAGGCGGCGTATTTGTGAGCTGGCAGCCGAGCGAAGCCGAGGTTATCGAATTTATGGATACGGCAAAAGAACTGGGGCTGCCCGGTTTTAATTTCTGGGAGATGCGCAACACGTTGATGAACCTGCCGCTGATCTGGAAGGCGATTGCGGAATGGGATGGGGCATTGAGCGATCCGGAAGAGCCGGAATATGTACCGGTCGAGGAAGTGGTCGGGATGTATGGCGAAGTGGTTTCGGATTGGGTGAATGTACGCAACGGTCCATCGATCAACCATGCCGATATCGGTGACCTGGTCAAAGGCGAGCGGGTAAAAATTTATGATGTCGACGGGTCGGACGTGTGGTGCCTGATTAACCTGGACCCGCCCAAATGGGTAGCCAAACGTTTCCTGGATAAGGTCTACGTACGGATACTCCCTCAGGAGGACTGATGGATAAACTGGACCTGGCACGACTAAAACAGATGTCGTTACCGGAAATTGAATTCGAGGAGGAAGAGAACGACTCGGGTTGGGTTTCCCCGGAAGAGGCTACACGTCGATCTAAGATCGCGTTCCATGCCTTGAATTTGCGTTTTGCCTCCACGAACGCAGAGACCGGTGACATCAATCTGGAACAGTGGATGGGCGAGTACCAGATGCTGATCGATGCCGGTTGGAGCTGGCGGGTAGCGGCTTTTATTGCCTGGTCGACGGTACCCAAGAATTTACGCTGGCCAAAAACCCAGGAAGGACTGGCGGTTGAGGTGCTGGGATTAACCAGCCCACGGCAGATCACGGTATGGCGGGAGAAAAACCCGCAGATCGACGACACCATCGCGATGTTGAAATCGGCACCATTGGAAGCGCACCGGCAGGAGGTCTTCCGGGCGTTGATCCAGTCTGCCAAGCGGGCGGACTATAAACATCACCAGGACCGCAAGTTGTTTTTTGAGATGACCGGCGACCATATTCCACGTTCGAAGCTGGAAATCCGCAGGGAAATTAATCCTGAGGATTTAAGCACACTTTCGGACGAGCAACTGGAAAAAATCATCCAGGAACAATCCTATCGCAGCGAAAAAGAACCAACCGATGATTGAAACTGTAACGATCCGGGCTGAGGATGCACTGGCTGAGCGTGCCAAACGGGAATTATCGCGGCGCAAGTTTATTGAATACTGCACGTATGTAGCTCCCTGGTACCAACGGGCGGAACATATTGACCTGGTGGCCGAATATCTGGAGCAGGTTGAATTGTTTATCCGGTCAAAGGGCAAGAACGGCATCGGCCGGTTGATGATTTTGAAACCGCCACGGACCTCAAAAACGGAGGAGTGTGCAAAATTGTTTCCTTCCTGGTTATTGGGAAAACAGCCCGACAACCAGATTATTATTTCATCGTATGCCGCTGAACTGGCGCAGGAATCCAGCCGGGCAGTAAGGGATTACGTTGAAAGCGAACGGTATAAAGCTGTGTTTGGTGAACGGTCGATACTGGAAGCACCGGTGGGGTTATCGGATGACAGCCGGTCGGTTGGCAACTGGCATCTGGCCGCTCCACACCGCGGGGTAGTGCGTGCGGTGGGTGTTGGCGGTGGTGCGACCGGGTTTGGTGCTCATTTATTTGTACTGGATGACCCGTTCAAGAACCGGGATGAAGCCGATTCTGAACAGAACCGCAAACGAGTGATGAGCTGGTGGCGGTCTTCAGCATTAACCAGGCTGGAGGACGGCGGCGCAGTACTGATTATCCATACACGCTGGAACCCGGATGATGTGGCCGGTCAATTGATCCAGGCGATGGTCAGTGACGACCCGTTGGCAGACCAATACGTGATTTTGAACCTGCCTGCCATAGCCTATGCGGATGATGAATATCCGGAAACAGAAAGCCAACAACGGGAATTGATGCTGCGGGGCAGTTATATCCCTTTGGGTGGGGAAGGTGATCCGTTGGGCAGAAAAGCTGGTGAACCGATCTGGCCAAAGAAATTTACTGCCAAAGATTATGAACGCACCCGGGCAAATGTGGGTGAATTTGAGTGGGCCTCCCTTTACCAGCAGCAACCACGGCCAGCCAGCGGCGGTTTCTTCGATGAAGGTGATTTTGAGATTGTTGAACAGGGAACTGTCCCTGAGGGATTGCGCTGGTACCGTTATGTGGATGTGGCGCTGGGACGCAATAAACGCAGCGATTTCAACACCACGCTGGCAACCGGTCTGGATACCATCACCGGTGATGTCTATTACCGGGATGGGATCAAGGTAAGGGAATTAAACAGTTTTATGGCACAAACCAGCGTGCGGATGCTGTCAGATCTGGAACTGGGTACGGAGTGGGGTTTCGAGGATGTCAGTTTCCAGTCGCTGGTGATGCAGGAATTTTTGAAGAGACCGGAACTGGCCGCCATTTTGATCCGGCCGGTGGTTCCGAAAGGCGATAAGGAACTGCGTGCCAGACTGTTACAAACCCGGGCTAAGAGCGGCAAGGTAAAACTGGTACGCGGTCCATGGGTACAGGATTTTATTAACCAGTGCCTTTTATTCCCCAAAGGACAGCATGATGACTGGATTGACAGCGCCTCAGGCGGATTGGAAATGGCTGCCAAGCCACGCTACACACGAATGACGAGCGTAAGAGCGTAGAGGAATTATGGGATTATTAGAAAAAATCGGTCGTGAAGTTGGAGCTGCAATCAAGGCTTATCAAATTGCAAAGGCACCTGCCAGGCGGCCCAAGTTTTTGTCATCGGTTGCCAATGCAGGCAAGTGGCTGGGCGGCGATATGGGGATGCGGGAGGCGGCCCAGAAACGAGCGATCCAGAACAGCTGGATCTATACGGCCATCAATTTCAAGGCGCGCGAATTCAGCGCCGGGAAAATGCATGTCTATCCGAAGGGCGTGGGTGACGATTCCAAATATTTCCCGGGGCACCCGTTTGAACAGATCCTGAGCCATCCAAACCCGTATATGGGCGGCGCTTTTTTTGAGCAATATTCTTTCTGGTGGCTTGATATGGACGGTAACAGTTTCACGTTCTGCGCACCGGATGAGTACGGCAACCTGGCGGAGTTATGGCCATTACCGTCGCACCAGGTGCGGGTTGTGCCGGGTGATAATGAGCGTTTTATTGACTATTACGAATTCATGCCTGAGGGTGTGGTTTATCGAATTCCGGCAGAATACGTGTCACATGTGCGCTACCCGAACCCATTTGACATATTCCGCGGATTGGCGCCGTTGGTAGCAGCCATTCTCCCCTCAGATGCCGATTCTGCGATGGCATACTGGAACGGGAAGTTTTTCGGTGACGATAATGTGATGCCATCAGCGATCATCTCACTGGGATCCGGAGACCCGTCACGCCCGATTGACCCGTCCGATCTGGACGAGCTTAAAAACGATCTGGCGGAAAACTACGGCGCATCCAACCGCAAGACAGCCATCACCAATGCGCAGACGATGTACGCTCAATTGCTGGGCTGGAATGCCAAAGACATGGATTTCATGGCAGGCCGAAAATTCAGCAAGGAAGAGATCTATGAAATTTTCGGGATCCCGCTGGGGGTGACCAGCGTTTCAGCCACAGAAGCCTCCGCAACGGTGGCGGATAATGTTTTCAAGGAAAAAACACTGTGGCCAACTATGATACTGGTTGCCGAGGAGCGGACCAATTCAATCTTACGGCGCTGGTACGGCGAAAATATCGAGTGCCGTTTTGAGGATATCCGCCCGATTATCAACCAGATGGCGATTCAGGAAGCGACTGCCACCATGACCGACCTGACGATCGACGAACGCAGGGCGCGTTATTGGGGATTGGGTCCCCTGCCGGACGGAAAAGGCAAAACACTGCCAAACCAGTTTCCGACATCGGAAACCGGCAGCGGATTGGTACAGCCAACAGGAGACCTGCCCGGACATGGATCCGAATATGTGGAACAAACAGCAGGATTACCACGGCCGCAAAACGCATTGGTGGATGACGCCAAACAGGACCTGCGTAACTGGCGGACAAAATCATTGAAAAGTGTAAAATCCGGGGATTTAGCCGATGTCAGTTTTGTGAGCGAAAAGATCAATGCCGATTTGCAGGAGTTGATCCGCTCCGGATTGGAAATTGCAGGCAGCAGCGACGAGGTCAAGGCGGTTTTTGAGTTTGCCACTAAAGGAATCATGCGCAGCTGGCGTCCATGGTCATTATTTGAAGACGAATTAAAGAAGATCCTCCTGGAATTGCTTTTAAAACAGGGAGAACGGTTACTAAATGAAGCGCGCGAAAACGGAGCTGCCGGTCTGGAGGATCCTGAATTCTGGGTTGAGGAACGGGCGGTAATGCTGGCCGAGATTGGACCAACACTGACGAACCTGGCTACCCAGGCGGTGGAAAAAGTGCGCGAAACGGTCGGGCAATCGGTGATTGATGTGGATTGGAACCTGGCGAATGATTTAGCCAGGCAGGAAGCGCTGGATTATGCCGGTCAAATGATCGGCGGGATTGAGGAAACAACGGTCAATGCCGTAAAACGCGAATTGTCGCAGTGGACCGCCAGTTCGGAAACGATGGATGACCTGACCAAACGAATTGCAGCCATCAAAGACGATGCCGGGCAGGCTATTTTCTCTGCTCAGCGGGCAGAAACCATTGCGGTAACAGAAGCGACCAATGTGTATGCCTCAGCCAACACCGGCGCCTGGGAAAAAGCCGGTTATGCAAGAGCCGTATTTAAACCGGCGGCACACGTACGCTGCCGTTGTTATGTACAGCCCTGGAGGATGCCGGATGGAAGCAAAGTAATTGTCTGGTATACGGCCAGGGATGAACGGGTGTGCACCCGCCCGATTGAAACGCCAATGGGAACGGTAGCGGGCTGTAAAGCGCTGCACCGGGTGGTGATCAGCGACGGTCCGTATCTGGGACAGGTGATAGCGCGATGATTGAACTCGAATTCGACGGTTATGAGGAATTGAAACAGGCGATTGCCCTGGCTCCGGATATCGCGCTGCAAGCGGCGCACCCGGCCATGGAAGATGCTGTTATGTTCCTGCACGGCCAGCTGCCGGAATATCCTGCAGCTCTGCCGGAAAGCCGCTATACGAGAACGGCGACGCTTGGTAGAAAATGGACAACCACGGTTGTGGATGAGCAAACCAGTGTAGTTGGTTTGCTCGGAACCAATGTCCCTTACGCTCCCTGGGTGGTTGGACCGGATTATCCGGGGCTGATTATTAACGGAAAGCAGAAATTCCAGGCGAAAGTGCACGTAGACCGCTGGTGGCAGTTTCTGGACGTCGTTGAGAAAAACGAGGATAGCGCCTGGGATGCATTCAGCGAAACATTCTGGAAAGAATTTTTGGAGGCCATGCGCAAGCAGGCCAATGGAGGCAGTTTATGAAGAAAAAAATCAACGAGACATTTATCTCATTCGGATCGGCGGTCAAGGCGATGGGAAACGGTGTAATTGGCGGGCACCTGGTGCTGTACGGGGACCCGGATAACAAGGATTTTGACCGCCAGTATTTCACGAAAAACACCTATTTCGGGCCATCGGATGGGGACGGGCAGCTGACGGCGATTAACCACATGATTGCCGTGAAAACAGGAGACCCGGCCATTGACCAGCAGCTGAAGGATCTGTCGAAACGACGGCTGCCATCGTTGAAAACCAAACGGGATGCCCTGGGCATTTTCGCTGAGGTGATGCTGAACCTGTCGGATGAATATGAAAAACTGGTATATGACCTGGCGCAAAAAGGGGTGTGGAAATTCAGCGCCGGGAGTGCTCCGCATTTGCTGGATGTGGCAGAGGACGGCTGGATCAAACAGTTCCCGATTGCCGAGGGGTCGCTGACCCCCATCCCTGCGGAGCCAAGGATGTTGGATCACCGGGTGATGCCGTTGAAAGCATACCTGGAGATATTGAATCAACCTGACGATGAAAGCGGCACTGGCGCAGAGGGCGACGGCTCAGGTGGCCCTGCCAGCCGGAAATCAGCGGGAATCACAAAACATGGAGTGAAAACAATGGATATTTTAGAGGCAATCAAGCAGCTCGTCCCTGGAATGACAGACGAGCAACTCCAGCAAATCACTGCAATCCTCGGGTTAACCGGAATGACGGTACCAGCCGGGGAAATGACAGATGAGGTTGCTGCCGATGTTGAGGCTGGTAAATCAATCAGCATGGTTTCGTTAATCAACCAGTTGAAATCGGTCGGTTATGAAATCAATTTACCCGGACAAAAATCAATGAAAATTGCTGCCAAACGGCCAGCTTTCGAACACAATCCGGACCCGATTCAGAGCGCAAAACCGGATCCTGAAAAGGAAAAGGCAGAAAAAGCGGTCAAATCGCTGAATGCGGTGTATCTCAAAAAATTTGGACAGGCCGATTCGGCACAGGATCAAATCCTGGCGGATGTAATCGGCGCGGATTACAAACAGGTTTTGTATGACCAGGACCTGGCCTATCAGAAATTCATCCGCTTTGGCGACCGGATGCTGGAAGGCAGGGAAATCAACCTGCTCAAACGGCAGATTTACCCGCTCAAATCAATTATCGATATGGCGGGTGGATTATCGCTGGGCGCCATCAAAACAACGATGGTTGAGGCAGCCGGTGAGCTGGGCGGTTTTGCCGTACCGGCCCAACGCCAGGACCGCATCATCAGCCGCTTACCCGGTATGACTGCCGTGCGCGGTGCCGGAGCTGAGGTAATCACGCTGCAAAACTCCAACTCGGTGGAACTATTGATCTGGGCAGGCGGGGATGACCAATATACCGGCAATATCCGCGGGCAATGGGGATCAGAGACTCAAACACCCAGTGAACAGAATGGTAAATTTGCCCTGCAGCCGGTGGTTGCGCACATCTATACCTACAAAGTAGGCGTTTCGCAATCCCTGCTCGAGGATGCGGTCAACGCGGTTAACAAAGTTGAGAACGACATCGGCGATGTGTTGGCAATTGATGAGGATATCACCTTCCTGATCGGGGATGGGGTTGCTAAACCGTTGGGAATTTTACCAGGTGGAATTAATGAACTAAGCCTGACCGAAAAGGTTTCTCTGGCCGCCGCCGCAGTGACCGCCGCCGGTATTAAGGCGCTCAAACGTGGTGTTGCCAGTCAATACCGTAAAAACGCCGTCTGGGTAGCCAACTCCGACACCTATGGTGATATCGAAGCACTGGTTGCAACCGATGGCAAATTCATTTTTGAAGACCTATCCGATGATGAGCGGCTGCTAAACCGCAAAATCTACGAATCCGAAGCCCTGGCGGACGTGGCTGCCTCAGCCTACCCGATCATTTTCGGTGATATGAGCGGGTACGCCATTGTGGAACGGTTAGGCCTGGCGATTGAGCGCTTCCATGACTCCAATACCGGCATCAACAAGGTGGAATTCCACGTGCGGCGCCGGGTTGGCGGACGGGTTACCCAACCATGGAAATTCGCAGTCCAGAAGATTGCTGCCAGCTAAGCGCAGCACAAATCGGTTATAAAACCCCTGCCCATTCATAGGCAGCGGCAGGGGACCTATAAAAAAGTGAAGGTGAAAAATGCAAATTAATCGCAAACTGGTTGAATCGTTGAAAATTCAGCCATTAAATAAAGAGGTTGCGGTTGCCGCAGCGCTTTATCCGCTTTCCGGCAGTTTTATCGATGTCTCGCGCTTTGAGCGTTTTGCGTTCCTGATTGCAGCGGGGGCATTGAACTCCGCGTTGACGCTCCAGGTACAGCAGGCGACTGCGGTGGACGGGACGCCCAAGGACGTTACCGATGCCGTTGTTGTGGTTGCTGCGACCGATGATGACCAGTGGTTTGTGATCGAGGTCCAGACCGCCAAGATGGATATCAATAACGATTACCGCTATGTGACGCTCAAAGCGACCGGTGCGGCAGATTCGGACGATTTTGCCGCCATAACATTCTTCGGATACGGGGATTACCAGCCGATTGCGCAGGGGGACACCCTGGAGGAGGCTGTGTTTATTGGTGGATAACGCCCGGCATGGGTGTTTCCAAATATATTAATCCAAAAAGGGTGCCGGTTTAGCCTCCGGCACCCTGAAGAGGAAGGATCAAAATGAAAATCAGGGTATTAGTTGACGGAAAATTTAATAACAAAGAACACAAATCCAAAAAATGTAAAAAGGGTACTGTGCTGGAGACCAGCGATGCCTATGGCAACCTCCTGGTGGCAGATGGCCTGGCCGTAAATATCGGTAAACCGGTAAAAGTAAAAATCAACAACCCAAAACCGAAAATTGTAAAACTGACCGATGAAACGCTGGATGGAAAAAAACCAGCGACACCCGGTAACGCGGCCGCCAAGAAAAATGAGTTCGTAGAATGAATTACGCGACTCTGGTCGAAATGAAGCGTTATCTCGGCACCGATGAAACAACGGATGATGCCTTGTTGACCAAGTTGCTGGCATGGTCCAGTCGTTTTATCGATATCTGGAAGGGCCGCCGTTTTGACGTGCGTTTTGAAACCCGTTATTTTGACCGGCCATCCGGAAACCGGAGTGCGTTCGGCGTTTTTGACAGCAGTCTGCTGACAGGATCAGCCGGTTCAGCGCTGCGTTTGGATAATGACCTGCTGGAAATATCCAGCCTGATCAATGGTGATGGCGATGAAATTTTATCCAGTGCATTCACGCTGGAACCTGCCAACATGTATCCAAAACGCAGGATCCGGCTGAAATCTGCGGCGGATTACTGGAGTGGCGACAGTTACGGCGATTACGAACAGGTAATATCAGTCAGCGGCTGGTGGGGATACCACGACGATTATCCGAACTGTTTTGTAGACAGCCTGGATGTGGTGACAACTACCCCGCTGGATGATTCCGGTATCAGCCTGATCGTTGCCGATGCAGATGGTACTGCCGGTGATCTGTTATCCCCTCGCTTCCAGGCGGGACAGATGATTCAAATCGGGACTGAGTTGATGTTGGTGATCAGCGTCAATACAACATCCAACAGCCTGGTTGTTCTACGCGGCTATAACGGATCGACGGCCGCTGCGCACCTGGTTGGTGTGAAAATAGCGGTCTTCCGGGTGATGGGGACGATCGAAACCGCCTGCATCCGTCTGGTGAAATGGCGCTATACCCAGAAAGACACGGACAATTTCGATAAAACATACATCCTGGGTGTAGGACAGGTTAATGTGCCAACGGCAATACCGTCGGATGTGTTGATGGTCCTGGGGCCACGAAAGGCAGGATTGTAATGATTGCTTCGTTAACAGCCGCTATCAAAACGATTGGAGCCGCGGCCAGCGGGATTAAATCCGGATTCGATCCGGCTCCGAACGATCTTAACAGCTCGTCTCTACCGGCTTTATGGTGTTTCACCGGCCCGGCGCGGGAGGATCAGAGCCAGTTTTCCGATTATGCCAGCGTGGTGCGGACGATGCGGGTACAGGTAGCCGTGCTTCCAACCGCCCAGGGGACACCGGCAGAGCGTGAAAAAAAATGCAGACCGTTACTGGATGCTGTCACCGCACAACTGCGCTCGTACCCGCACCTGGGTGTGGACTGGGTGCAAAAAGCACAGGTGGCTGGCGATTCTGGGATTGTTATTTTACCGGAATATGCCGGTAAATATATTGGATTTGAAATTCAGCTAGAGGTGGCGTACTACGTCAAACGGACCTACGCTGCCGGAGAATAAGGAGAAAAATAAATGAGTGCACCAAGTGGAAAAATGTTAGCTGTAGGATTGCGCCATGCGCAAATTTTCGCGTTGGATAGCAGTGGTTACCCGGCTGCCACGGATACAACACTGTATTCCGGTTTGGAGATTGTGGGTCCAAAGGTTTTTAACGTAACGCTCCCGGAAACACGAAAAATAACGCATCCCGGCAACGACCGGGTTTTGAACGTTGACCAACTGCCGTCATTAGATGGGGCATCAGCCGAATTGACAGCGGCACGGAATGATTATGATGTCTATGCCCTGCTGACCGGCACCAAAGAATATACGATCGGCGAAGCGAAAATCATTGGCCTGGCTACCAGCAAGCAGGGCAGTGAACCGCAAATGGGTATGCTTTTATATCAGCAGGCGCTGGATGGCGTCAGCGGTGCCCGTGTCTGGCGATCATTTCTGATCCCCAAGGGATTGGTATTCCCAAAACCGGGCGGGATGAATGAAAACAACACCGAACATGTTTTCACGGTCCAACCGCAGGTGGTCAGCAAACACGTCTGGGGTAAGGCCTTTGCGATCGCGGACGAGGGTTATACCACCGCTCAGGTACAGGAAATGATGACGGAATACAAACCTAAATTGGCTGCTTTCCAGGGTGATGGAACGGAAGATGAATTCCTGTTTGATGTTGCCTATCCGGCGGTATCCGTTGCAAAAATTACGGTGTGGGTTGATGGCGTCATCCAGTCTGCCGGAATTACCCCGGCCGTCACGGGAGTAACGTTCACAGCGGCACCAGCAGACGGTGCCATGATTGTGGTGCTGTATGAGTTTGAGTAAATTCGAATTCTCCGCCAAAAATGTGAAGGCGTCGCTGGAGATTGCAGAGGAAACCGTGCTGCACGGTATGCGCCGCACCCGGTTAAAAGCCGAGGCGACAGTTAATCGAGAAGAGGATCCGGATAGGGCGTTTTTACGCGTGGTTACCTATCCGGATCTGATGGCAGTCAGTTCCGGATCCATTATCGTCACGGTTGACGGTACTGCAGATGAAGAAATAAAGGTTCCGGAAGAGCTAGATTTCGAACGGTATTTGAACCTGCCGGGGCAGATTGCCGGGCGCTGGGAACAGGCTGTATATGAAATAAACCCGCATTATCTGCCATCTACAGATGACGAAGAAACGGAAAAAAAAAGACAGCAGCCCTCTTCAGAAGATTCCTCGATATAAACGCGCGCAGCCAGGACGAAGACCTGCCGGAAATCGTCGTGATCCATGAGGAGAACGAGGCAATGCGGATCTGGTCGATCCTGGAGGCGGTGCAGTGGCGCTGGACGATCAATGAAATATTGGAACAACCAAACCAGTTATTGACGGATGTACTGCAACTAGCCGGATTGAGCCGGAACAAACAACTGCGGAGTGAGTAATGGCCAGCGAATTTGACACCAGAGAACTGAAAGCCAAACTAAAATTTGATATAGAAAAAGGTAGCGAGACCAAGGCTAAAAAATCGATTGATGAATTAGCCAGGGCGACCGAACGAGCCGCAAAAGAAGCGCAGGCAGCGAAAAAACGGTTTGCTGAAATGCGGGAACAGGCCGAAAAACTACAACAGGTCGGTACTCAGTTAAGTCTGGCCGGTGCTGCAATCGGCGCTCCGTTACTGTTGGCAGCCAGAAATTATGTAAACACCATCGGGACAGGGGAACAGGTATCCAGGCGCTGGTTGAGTACCACCGAACAAATGGAGAAATCTACGCTGCGGATTGGCCGGGTGGCTGCGGAACAGTTGCTGCCGGTGATGGAAAAAATAGCCGATGTGGCCGAAAAAGCAGCCGATTACGCAGAGAAAAATCCGGAGGCGGTTGGCAATGTTTTGAAGGTAGCGGCGGCGCTGGTGGTATCCGGACAGGCCATCAGTTTGTTGGCAGGGACGCGGAAACTGTTTGCCGGTATCGGGGAAGTGGGCGCGGGTGTGGCCGGAAAAGTTGCTGGTGGTGCCGCTGCCGGGAGTCTGGGTACATTCGGCGGTATTGCGGCAGTGGGCGGTGCATACCAGCTGGGGATTACAAAGTTAATATCTGATCAATATAAAAAAATTCCGTTCATTGCCAACATCATCAACAAAGAGGCTGAGTTTCTGACCAATGCAGCGGAAAAATTGTTTGGTCCTGAAATGGCCGCCAAGGTTGCGCGCTGGACCGGGCTGGTAAAAGAAACCGGGGAAGCGCTGGATGAAACCACCACGTTTACCGATGCCCAGATGAAAGCCTTCCTATCGTACAAAGAGGCCGAGAGCAAGGCAACCGCTGATTACAACAAACAGCGGGCGCAGTTGATTTCATCGTTTGAACGGTCGGAAGCCAGTGCTGAAAAAACTTTCCTGCAAAACCGGGATAAACAAATGCGCGATTTTTACCGGTCGGAACAGCGGACTGAGGCGGATTACTACCGGCAGCGGGCGCAGATGGCCAGGGATTTCGGGATTGAGATCCAACGATCCGAGGAGGACCATCAGCGCGAACTGGCCAGGATGCAGGCGGACCATAACCAGACTGTTGAGGAACTGCTGGATAACCAGGACGCGTTTGGTCTGGTACGGGAAATGCAGTCCTACGAGCGCCAGCGGCGGGAAGCTGACGAGGATTACAGCGTTGAAATGCGGCGGCGATCGGAGGATTATGCCAGGCAGGTGGCCGAACAGGCGCAGAGTTTTGCCATCCAAAGACAACAGCGGATGGAGGATTTCCAACTGCAATTGAAGGACAATCAGGAACAATACCTTGAGGAACGACAACTGGCAAAAAAAGAACATCAGGAAAGTTTACGAGAGTTAAAAACGCAGTATGACGAGGAACGGCGGGCACGCAGGACGGCATTGATTGCCTCCCTGACAGAGGAACTGGACCTGAAACGTCGTTTCAATGCAGTCTGGTTTGCCGAATTGCAGCGTCTGATCCAACTGGCCAACCAGAACACGACGGCAGTTCAGGGATCCCGTGCCAGCGGCGGTTATGTAACGGATGGAATCTACCGGATGCATGACGATGAATTTGTGCTCAATAAAAACACGACCAGGGCGGTTGAACGGATGGCTGGTGGAAACCTGAACCAACAGGCTGTGCTGCGGGCGCTATCGGGAGGAAGAGGACAGATGGTGATTTATGATAACCGGCGTTTCGATGGCCGAATCACAGCCGCGGACCGGGCGGATATTCGCCGGTCAACCGATGTCCAGTTATTGGAGGCGTTCGATGGCGCTGTATAGTTTTGAGATCGGAGCCACCAGCTCGACAACCAATGTGGAGAGTTTGACCATCCCGATGTCTGCACCGCAGAGTACGTTCGAACCATGGTCCGTGGTACAGAAACTGGCGGATGGGACGGAGCGTACGGCCGGATGGCCGGTTGCAACCTGGCACTGGGGATTTATGACCAGGGCACAATGGAACCAGTTAAGAGCCTACATCACCGGAAAATCCGGGACGGTCTATATAAAGACGATGAAGGACGATGGAACGTACGTGAAATACCAGGCGATTATGCTGCTGCCAGCCATACCAGAACAGGCGGCTGATCGAATGCTGGATGTGACAATTCAATTTAAGTTAATTTCTGTTGTATAAGGAGAAAACATGGAACCAAAAAATTTCCCAAATTCAAAAATGACCATAGCAGGCGCCATTGCCATTGATGAAACAAAAACTGAAGCGTTGAATACCTATAATTGCGTTCCGTGCGGAGTTGAAATTCCGTCTGAGATGACCGGAACTGCGATCAGTTTTGAGGATTCGGCCGATAATATCACGTTTCGGCCGGTAATCGACCCTGAAACAGGTGCTGCGTACAGTGTGTCTTTAGTTGAATCTGGATACATACCGCTCAAAATGGATTATTTTTGGGGCTGCCTGTATGTTAAGGTTGTGAGTAATCAGGCAGAGGCTGCAGCACGCGCCCTGGGTCTTCGTGTGCGAGGATCATAAATTTGTTGAATAGTGGGAGGTGAATTTTGAGTCTCATACGACGATGGCTTCCAACGCACGGTAATGATATTACCGAAAACACGTTGACCTACAACGGCGCTGCGGTCTATGGTGCTAAATGGCTAAAATCAGCAACCAGCACGCTTACTCGAACGAATGCGAGTGTTGATATGGTTGCCGCTCCAGGAGTTGATGCGTCGACTCCGACCAACGATTTTGACACCGCGGAAGTATTCGGCGAAATCACAGATGTTGAGGACACACTGGGAAATAAATTTGTGCGCTTTCCGAAACATTACATCAAAATCACAGATACACCGACCTATCTTTTGTTTCAGGTCTGCAAAAAACGCATGCCCGGGTCATATTGTCCGCAATGTCACATCGATCAGGATACGGGATTAGAGCTCGACTATGTATATATAGGAAAACATGTTGCCAGTCTGGATGGCGGCGGGACAAAACTTGCCAGTTTGCCGGATACATACCCGTTGATTAATAAAAATATCGTAGATTTCCGAAACTATGCGCGGGAAAACAATGCCGGTGGTCTGCTGGGTTACCAGCAATTGGATTTGCATGCCTACGATATGCTGCAAATCCTGTTTTTGATCGAGTTTGCAAATCTGGATTCGCAGGCGGTTATGCAGGGATGGTCAACTGGTGTTTATGGAGCAACAGAATTATTAACCGCTGATACGGCGGCAGCTAATACAATTGTTGTGGCGAATGTAACAGGTGCAAAATTCGCAGTTGGTCAACCAGCAGCACTTGGTTCGACACAAGGTGGTAATCAGGTGTTTTACGGGCGCAACATAACACAAATTGATGTGGATACACCAGGCGCGGGTTCTACTACCATCACGGTTGATGGGGCTGCGTTCAATGCGACAACTGGAAATTACCTCTACAACGTAGCATGGAAATCAGGTTTTGGGGCAGATATTGCTGCCAGCAGCGGATCACTCGGATCCAATTCTACCGGAAAATTCCCGATGAAATATCGAGGCGTTGAGAATCTATATTCGAACCTGTGGCAATTTGTTGACGGCGTAAATATCAACGATAATCAGGCGTGGGTTTGCAAAAACGCAGACGATTATGCCAGCAATTTATTTGCCAGCCCGTACGAGCAGCTCTCGTACGTCAATGCAAATGCAAATAACTATGTAAAACTTATGGGTTATGACCTAACTCATCCGTTTGCAAAATTTCCGGTTGATGTCAGCGCAAATTGGTATCGCGACTATTACTACCAGGCGGCGGGCCAAAGAATTGCCTTCGTCGGCGCGTCTTGGAACTACGGTGGTGATGCCGGGTTGTTCCATTGGCTTCTGAATAATTCCTCCGCGAGCACGCGCGTGAATATCGGTGGTCGCCTTCTCAAAAAAGCTCTTTAGGGGGTTTGGGGGTCTCCCCCCAAGATCCTGAGCAGCTATAAGACAATTAAGAAAGTGAGGTTATTATAAAAAATTTTTGGGATTTAGGGTGCGCGATTGCCATCGTCGGCGCGAATTGGAACAACAGTGGTAATGCCGGGTTGTTCAATTGGAATCTGAATAATTCCTCCGCGAACACGAACGTGAATATCGGTGGTCGCCTTTTCATTAGCAGAAAAATTTTCCATAAATCTGCACTCTATCTTCCTTACCGCTTGGTAAAAATTAAGCCGCAAAGAGCAGGGTCTAGTAAAGCGTTATTGAAAAACCCTGAGGCTAATGAGAAACTATGAAACGCATTGGATATTTATACCCAAAGGTTTGTGACATTAATACAATAAAAACAGCGATGCTAAAGGCTTCACTGGGAAAACGGGGTCGGAAACATGTAAAAGAAATACTGGATAATATGGATTACTTCGCGATCGAGGTCCAGAAAATGTTGGTTGATAAAACCTATACGCCATCACCTTACACAATCAAAAAAATCTACGACGGAGCTCATAAAAAAGAACGGGTGATTAGTAAGCCAAGATTTTATCCGGACCAAATCATCCATTGGGCGTTGATGCTGGTGCTGGAACCGGTAATGATGCGCGGGATGTATAAGTACACCTGCGGAAGTGTTCCTGGAAGGGGAACAACGTACGGTCAAAAGGAATTAAGAAAAGAGCTCGACACTGATTACAAAGGAACAAAATATTGTTTGAAAATGGATATCTCGAAATTCTATCCATCCATCGATCAGGTTTTACTGAAAAAAATGTTCAGGCGGGTTATCAAGGATCGGGACTGTTTGTGGCTGGTGGATGCAATTATTGAAAGTTCTGAATCGGGATTACCGATCGGAAACTATACCAGTCAATGGTTTTCAAATTTCTTTTTGCAGGATTTAGATCACTTCATCAAAGAAATTTTGAGCGTAAAGCATTACATCCGCTATGTGGATGATCTGGTTATTTTAAGTGGTAATAAAAAAGAACTTCATCAGGCAAGAAAAAAAATTAAAAATTATCTAAATGGCCAGAACTTAAAACTAAAGCCAGACTGGCAAGTTTTTCTTATCTCAAAACGCTTTATTGATTTTCTCGGATTGAAGTTTTACCGGGAAAAAATAACTTTACGAAAAGCAAATTCTCTGCGTATTCGCAGGAGAATGGCGAAAATTTCGAAAAAGAAAATATTGAACTATCTGGATGCCTGTGCAGTAGTTTCGTACTGGGGTTGGATTAAGCGCAGTGACAGCTATAACTTTTACTTAAAATATTTTCGATCAAAAATCAGCCTGGCGAAGGCAAAAGGAGTAATACGATATTATGCCTATTTACGAAACCATACCGGCCTTCGGGCAGCTTGTTGAATTTATTACCCAGGCAAATCCAACTATTGATGAAAACGGGGAGCGTCATTATGGGGTTGTAATCAATAGTATTGATTTTGTGGATCAGCCAATTGTAGAAGCTGCTGAAAGTTTGCTGGCAGATTATGAGAAGGTGGAGGTTTTGCGGGCCATCCCGGAGGTTCCAGCAGAGGATATTCCTGTGGTGCAGGTAAAGATCGAGGAAGTATTTCACAGTGATGTGGCCAAATTGGCAACCGTGACAGCGAACCCGAAAGAGATTGTATCCTCGCTAGTGGTAGCGAAATCTTATCCGGATTGGGTCCCTGATCTCGTGGTAAAAATTGGCGATGTTTTGCGGTATCCTGTTGACAAAAATTTATATCAGGTTGTTCAAGGTCACACGACTCAATCTGATTACACGCCGATTGTAGCAAAATCTCTTTTTAAGCGCTATTACGAACCAGATGATGACCCGTGGCCGTGGGTCCAGCCAGTAGGAGCACATGATGCCTATCCAAAAAATGCTAAAGCATTATTTAATGGCGACATCTGGCAGAGCACAATCGATGCAAATGTTTGGCCCCCTGGGGTGACAGGCTGGGTAAATTTAAGTAAACCGCTCCCGGCAATTTTGCCGTGGGTGCAGCCAACCGGTGCGCATGATGTTTACAACACCGGCAACCAGGTTACTTTCAACGGGCACCTGTGGGAGAGTTTGATTGATGCGAATGTTTGGTCACCGACTGTGTATCCTGCGGGATGGCGGGATCTGGGCGTTTACCCGTAGATATAGGAGTATTGATGCCAAGAGAAATTACATCCGGCGAATTAATAAATTTACGCAAAAACGAACGACGTTCCAAGTTGTTTCTGGCGTTCCATCCATATACGACTGTTTTCTCCTGCCGGGTAAACCAGACGTTCGCGGATTATGATGACGTTACCCAGGTAACCTATGATGGCGGGTCCGGGACGTACACGGATATTAAACCGGACATGACGGTTTGGGTTGGATCCTCAGCCGGTGCCTATGATCTGGGGCTGGCGCGGATCAGAAAGGCAGCCAGCGCGACAGTTTTGTACCTGGGCCGCGGGTCTGAGGTGCAGTGGGCTGATAATCTGTACATTACCGTGGTGGATGATTTTGATCTGTGGGCAAAACACTGGCTGGTGCAAAGCGATGTTGTTTACATGGATCAGGATATAACCTACAGCGACCAGAATGCCGATAAAAACCCGGTAGCTGTTTTAGGTCCGGATGCCGTGGTTGAGCTGAGCGGAGCGAGTGTGACTCATCAACGGGATGCCTCCGATTCCTGGGTGTTGGGATCAACAATCAGCGGATATGCCTGGGCAGTAAGCGGATCCGGTGCGAGCGTGGCCGATGAAACGACAGCCACACCCACTTTCACATTTACCGAGGCGGGCGTCAAACGGATCAGCCTGGTTTTAACCGCGACCAACGCAAAAACAACGACCGTTTACCGCTATGTGCATGTTTTCTCAGCTGCGACATTGCCGGGAAATGAGTTTGCAGTAAGCCGCATTGCCGGTGACAGAGATTCCGGCGGCTGGGCATTCCAGGTGACGATGTACGGCGATGCCAATCTGAGCAGTGTGCGAGACAGGGCGAAGGTGATTCTATTTGCTCAGGACTGGTACGATGCGACAAAAGTTTCAATCGGTGAACTGGCCGGTTTTGAAAATATTGTTTGTTGGGGATGGATCGATGGACAATCAATTACTCCAAATCCGGAAAGCGGTGGAACGGTTGTATTCACGGTGCGCGGCCCGGCGTTCTGGATGCAGGAACTGGCGTCCTTCCCGGGTGGATTGAAATCAACATCCAGCGCACCAACCAGCTGGCTGTATGCACAATCCCTGACGGTAGACGTGGCGCTGTGGCATTTGCTGTACTGGCGCTCGACCGTGATGTCGATAATGGATGTTGGATTAACCGGAGATGCGCGAACCGCCAGTGCCTTGACTGCCAATTCTGATGGATTCTGGGAGCAAATTGTAGAAATTTCCGGAAAAATATTGGCATCACCGGCTGTAAATCGATTAGGGAAGCTCTATATTGAAATCGATCCGCAGCTCGTGCCGGTCGCGGACCGCAGCGGGATCCCGGTGGTGATGGACATTACAAAAGTTGATTGGTCATCGGTTGCAATCGAGCGGGTCACCAGGACAGCCATCAACCGAATGGAGACCAGCGCAGTTTCCAGCGGTGGGCTGCCGTTATTTTCGCGGTCGGTTGGAAAAATTGTCACACGGTTTGGACGGGGCGGATCGGCAAAGGACAATCTGCTGGTCAGTGACCAGACAGAATTAAACACATTAACTGGACTTTTGTTTGCGAAGGAGGTCAACCAGTTCCCGAATGTTGATATCGACCTGGCACAAAATAACCGGATGATCGATATTGCCGGTCAGCAATATTTGACAATCAGCCTGGTTGCCACAGATACCCCCAGGGGCGTGGTCTGGACGGATAAAAAATTAATCCCGCAGCGGGTTGAGCTGGTGTACGATGGCGATAACGGCGTGATCAGCACCAATCTGGAATGCGAGGCCGAGACATCCGGAAACCCAGGGGTGACAGTTATTATTCCTCCGATACCTGTGATCGGGACGGAGGGGATTGAGATCCCACCTTTTTCAGGATGGTGGCCTGCCATCATCCCGATCGGTACCCTCACACCGCCATACGTTCCGCCAGTTATCCCGCCTGAGGTAAACGAATGTCCAACAGATGCGCCAGCGAACGGTCCTTATGATCTGTATATCAACGGTGAAATTTCCGGGACAACCTATGTCAGCCGGTGCGGAACGCTGCGCTGTATTTGCCGGACAGAGGACCATGACAATAAAACCACCTACCAATTACAGGGGACATTCCAGAAACTGGTAGGTGAAACCTGGGTCGATACGCTGGATGACGGATTCTATGAGGTGGAGGCGAAAAACAGCGCCGGTACCGTCATAGCGATAGGAACACACGACCCGGTCACCAATCCAAATGTGAGGACAGGCGTTCTAAACGCCGTTGCTGCCGCAGAGATTTACTCGATCTGTGTATCAGTAAACGATACGATTATTTTACGTCCTGATAATGTGACGCTGAACCATATTGATACAGCCGCTTTTTCCGGGAACGAAACGTTTGACTGGCAGTTATACGGATCCGGAATACAGGCAAGGGCGCTAGATGTTTATTGCACAGGTTCTACCATCTGGACAGGCGGTGATAGATCGATGCATGTTGGTATTCAGGTATATAAACCTGATGGTTCGGCCTACTGGGATAGCGGAGATCGTTTTAAAATACTATCTCAGATCTGGTATTACAACGAGTGGGTGTCAGGTGGAGGAGCAGGACTTTACAACAACTATATGTTGTTTTCACAATTTAGAGGTTCATTAGCCGGAGAAACCACTATCTGGCAAGAAAATTTTTCTCCTGCCAGATATGTAAACGGTGGTTACCAATATTATTCCGGATTGCATAGTGATATTTTTACAATTCCGGTATCCGCGAACCAAATTGCTAATTTTAGATCAAAAATGGATGTGCAAGTGAGTGGAGAAATGACTTCATACAAAACAGCTTTCGCTGAAATCCTTTTGAGGATCTGGCAAATGAGCCCGGATAGTTATCGGATAGGATTAAATCAAGCGGTACTGTGGAACGTATGCCCTCCGGAGACCTAAATGACAAAAATCAGACGTGAATTTTCTAAACGCCTCAATAAAAAAGAAAACAAAATTATTCCTTTACCCGCCATTATCGGCGATGGTGCAGGAAATCTTTTCGACGATGACGGAAATGTATATGTCAGGGTTAATGATCAGGTACAGACGATCAAATCGAGTAATGTTTCCCTGGCTTACGGGTTGCCGGTCTGGGTTGGGTATGAACCAACGCAACCAGGCACATTTAAAATTCTGAATGAAAAAATAACGGATGCCGATTCAATAACCAACTCAATACCATCGGCTCATGCCAACACGCACGAATGGATGGGGCCAGGTTCCAACGGTGGATCCGATGTTGTCAAAGTCCAGCTGCCGCAGTTTATGCCGCTGCGGGTGATGCCGTACGGCGCTTTCTCTGTCATCGTGTGGCCGAATGTGATTCCTATTGCCAGTGGATATATCCTCATAGCAGACACAAACGATCTGGGTATGCCTGTCCCGAAAGTGCTGGATTTATCCACGTATGCAGCGGCTGTCAGTGCGGACAAAGCGGTGTATTTGCTGGTTACAATCGACACGGCGGGGGACATTGTTATCACGGTTGGCAGCGAGGTCGACACTGCCGATCTGGCCCTGAGCGATATTCCGGCTCAACCGGCCGATACGCTGTACAAATTGGCTGCCATCCGGCTTTATTACGGTCAATCTGCCGTGCTGGTAAACCGGATAACAACAGATATTATCGATTTGCGTTTTCCGATGGCGCACACACATCCAGTAAGTGAATTAGGAGAAATTACATGGTATGACGTAACCGGAAAACCTGCTGTTTTCACTCCGGATACGCATACGCATGTTGAAGCTGATATTACTGATTTGAGCCACAATGCGGCTTCAATTGATGGTGTTGCCGTTGATACTAATAGTATTACAGATGGCCAGGCATTATTATACAATTTGGCAAGTCAGAAATTGATACCAGGCGACGTTGGGAGTGGCACAAGTGATAGTGGAATTACAGGTGATTGTTTCTGGTTTATGGATGGTGCGTTATCTGTAGTAATAAATGCGGGCGCTCAATTTATTATTGCCAGAACTGGAACTATTTCAGCTGTTGGTTTGGCGTGTAAAGACTTAGGAAGCATTGGTAATACAGTAGTAGATGTTAATCTGAATGGGACAACTATATTTACTACACAAGACAACAGGCCTTCTTTAGCCTATGATAATGCAGATGGAGTAATTATTAGTGTCACTCCCGACATTGTGGATATTGTTGAAGGCGATTTACTTTCTTTTGATATAGATTCAGCAGCCACAGGGGCGGAGGGTTTATCTGTTTTAATTGCTATTGATTATGCTGGTGGCAGTGGATCTGGAGAAGTTCCGTCTGCTCTAAAAATAATTTTAAGCAAAAACTTTATCTAGGAGGAATTTTATGGCCGCAAACATAAATCCAATTTTTACCCTGGCTCCCGTAATAGCCATTGCTCAAATTACAACAGCTAATACCAATTTAGATGGTACTGGTGATGTAGTAGATATTATTACAGGAGGACAGAACGGGACAAGAATCAGCAAAATAACAATAAAAGCTCTCGTAACTACCACCGCCGGTATGGTACGTTTATTTATTCATGACGGAACCAGTATTCATCTATGGAAAGAGATATCCATCACTGCTGTTACAAAATCAGCCACAGTATCAGCTTTTTCCATAGAAACAACGTTTCTAGGCGAACTGGCTATTGTTTTACCATACAACTATATTATCAAGGCTTCCACCGAAAAGTCAGAGACGTTTAATATCATCATTGAAGGCGGAAATTACTAATGCCTGGTAATCATGGTTTTTTTGGATTTCCTTTCAAAACTGATGAATTCAGGTATATAAATATTGCCCGTCCTACGTATGGTACCTCTGGAGCTACTATTAGTAATTGGAGTGGAAATTTCACCGACGTAATTGACGCTAACGATGGTACTTATTGGGCTGGCGCTTCTAATCCGGTAGCTGATGACTGGATTAAATTGTATCTAAGAAATCCTTACGGTATAGATAAAATTAGATTCTTTCAATATCCCTACAATGGAGCATGGGGAGCCACTCAATTCAGAATTCAAATCTCAAATGACAATTCTACTTGGGTAACGATAAAAACCATTTATCCTGCGTCAGACGACCTCTGGATATACTTAGACGCATTAACTTATTCAAAATATTGGAGATTTTATGCAGTAACAGGTGGTGCAAACAGTTGGAATATCTACACAATAGAGCTATGGGGATATTATTACGATTGAAAAACAGGCGTCAATAGCGGGTTGAGATCCCGCATCGCTGTTTTCGATGTTACCACCAGGTCAGATATCGCATCGCTTTATCCGGCGATAGTTGCCGGTAACCTGATTCCGGATCCCAACGCTAAAAATGGCGATGATGGCCACAATGTTTTTGTCCGGATGTATCGCTGTTTATGATGGTGTTTCCTGGATATCCTGCATGACCGATAAAATCGCATAACGTTCCTGCGGGTCCATTGTTTTCAAGCGGTTGGACCAGCGCAGTTTTTTGCGTTTGATTCTTTCGCGCTGCCGGAAATCATCACCTAGAAAACTGTAATCATGCAGCTGTACCGGTTCCGGGAAATTACACCAGACACACTCGGTGGCCGGTCCTGATCTGGTCTGGGCCGTGAACTGCACCAGGCGCCAGTCGTGCAACAGATCGGCGTAGAGATCGGAGTAATATCCGGAAATGAGCACGTAGCATTCGAATGTATCTATAAAATTAAGCAATTCATAATGCTCTTCCCTGGTGCAAAATTCATGTTTGTAAATTTTTTTCTGGCTGGAACGTGTTTCCATCAGGTAGGGAGGATCGAGATAGATCAGGGTGTTTTCGGTTGGACAGATGCCGATGAAAAAATCCTTAAAATCGCCGTGCACCAATTCCAGGGCCGGGATTTTTGCATCAAACATATTGATCGCATCGATATCTGCATCAATGCCGATGTTGGCCAGAGGGGCTGGGCGTTTGTTGCGCATGATGGCACCGCTGCCAAGGAAGCCCTCGATATAGATTTCGTGGGGAGGCATCAGATTAATAATTTTTTGATAAACGCCTGATCCATTTTTGCTGCCAGGATAATTCAT